GTTCGATAACTAGTTTGGTTGTCAACATCTGTTGTTTTTGTTGAGATCGCGTAAGAGGGAATATCCCCCCCTCTTAATAAACATCGCGAAATTTGTCCTTGCCATGGAGTCGGTACTATACCGATCTTCGTGCAGAAACATGCACGGGCACACCTGATCACAAGTCAGGCGCCAGAATTAACTGGAGGTCCGGGGTGCCCCGTAGGGCTACCCGAACGTAACCACCATATCATTTGGTAGTGGTTTGTTATCCGTCCGGGCTTCATAGGGTAGCTGACGCTCTTTGAGAGCTCTGTTTGTACCTGCTATCCGCTGAGTGGTCCTGAGAATTGGCTCCCACGCAGGGGTCAATTGGTCATCGCAAGACAGTTTAACCTTATGGTTTAGACTGTCATGCGCCATTTGCCCCTGGAAGAAGTCGTTTGTCTTCCATTCCTCGGGCCAGGGAATCAGCTCACCTGGTCGCCAAGAGTCAATCATCTGACTCCAGACCACCATGGTTTCAACTGACTGCCTAGTTGGACCGGTTGTCGTGTGCATAACCGCACGCTCCCAATCGACAAAGTACTTGTTTCCACTTCTTGGGTGTCGAATGAAACTACACCGCTTGTTGGCCCGCTGTCGCAGGTCCTCCAAGCCGTATTGTTCACTCGCTTGATATGGAATAACAAGGTTCTTCGCCATCTTGCTTGAGATCGTGAGGTTCGCGGTCAACTGACCGATCCTCCGAGCTAGGTTGAACACACAGGGCTCAACGCTTCCGCTTTCCTTCGCGGACGTTAGTAGATAACACAGTGCTTTCATGCGTAAAAGCGCCCAACGTGTAGAGAGCTTAGGGCCCACGTGGTCTACATTCACCATCTTATAAATTGCCTTGACAAAATCGGTTAGTTTACTTTCACCGGGTGCCAAGGAAGATTGGTAATTGCAGTGTACGTGGATTTCCTGAAGAAAGGAAAGTCCGCTGTTTTCAGTGGCACCTGTGACAACTCTCACCTTGTCAGAGGTAGCTCCTGCAACGGACTTCACAATCCTCGTAGCCTCCACCGTGCTAGTGGGATCTTCACCGGGCGCTCCGCCATCATCACCCTCCATGATAATCCCAGCCTTGTTAGACAAGATGGGGTTCAGGAAGTTGGAGAGGGCGTCGTCGCCTTGGAAGTTAGCCAACACACCTGCGCGTGTTTGGTTCTTCCCACGTAGGGCGGCATCATCTAGCCTATAGGCAACCACTTCTGGTGCTAATTGCTCATCGAACCATTGGCTAAATGGGATCTCAAACGACCTGATGTGTGTGTTGTTTGAGAATGATGAGCAAGCGTTAGGGATGTAGTATTTGCTGCTGGTGTCCGATAATGCGTTAACAAATCGGCACGCTAGCTTGATCAGCAAGTTTACAATCTGGTTGCCTAATGCTGTGTGGTAGGTTCCGGACGCACGGCACAACATTTGAAATACCATGTCGTGCGCCTTGATAATACGAGGCTTCGTGTTATCTCGGGGAAATGAATCCGCGAAATGTTCGAAGCCCATGAACCTGGCCACACCTGAAATCACGATTGACTCGGATTCCTTTAGCCACGCGACCATCTGCTCGAATTTCGACCAGTCGTCGCTGAACATAACTCCTTCATGCTCGTGCTCTGCCTTAATGTTTAAGAACTGCATCACAACCCCCACATCAGTCTTTGACAGGCCTTTTACGGCCAAAGACTTCATTAGAGGGGTATGATAAATTAGTTTCTGTAACATCACAATGACAGACCAGTGGACTTTCTCAAAGGGGCTCATAGTAGTGATGGCTCTTGGCCCTTTGATATTTGAGGAAGGTTCCTTCTTTATGAATACACTTCCGACGTGCTGTTTCTTTGACTGTCGCTCATCTGATTTATCAGTAAAATAAGCGAGATCTGCTATTATGCTGTCAATGTAGTGGTCAGGTTTGTTCGACAGAAACGTGCGGAGATATCTCTCCTGCACGTCACTATTGGACAAGTTAGACCACTGCAAAAACGGCTGAGGAGGGAGAAACTCCCCTAGCTGAGTCAAAACGACGTCTAGCACTTTTCTTGCGATCATATTGAAAAGTGGAGTAAAATTGTCGGGGGATTTTGTTTTCCCGACAATGAGCCTTGATATTGTGGCGGCACCCACGTTCTCCTGATTGGTCAAGGGAATTCCCACTCGACCAACCATTTTGTTCCCATCTGTAAATATTCTCAAGGTGGAAACCGTCTCTCTCGTCTCCGATTGGTGGTACGTTTTACCGTCCACCACACGCACTCCTCCCTCGGAAGAAACCATCAACCCATTTATCCGAAAATTCATATCACGAGGTGTTAACTCGTAATTGAACATCCAGTTGGTTGGGTCATGTAATTCCTCCCGAGAGAGGGGTGCGCGTCAGACGTTGTGGGGCCGACCTTCCAGAAGGTATTTCCAACTGGAACGATCGGACTCCCCGCGGATGATCATGCAACCCTTGTCCATCCTCACATGCACATAAAGTGTAGCGAGGAAGAAACGGGTTCCGTAGGTCACCTGCAAGTTGTTGGCGTCGATATTCTTACCGCGCACCAACGCTGCTTCAACGAGAATCGAATAGGCGCCATTATTAGCGCCCTTAGAGTCTTGGAGGCCAACAGCACAGTCCATTAGTCGTGAACCTGCCGCGGTAAAGACGGTCATGTCGAACTGATGTGGGATGATGAAGAGGGAGAGATCCTTCCACATGTCTGCAGTAGCAAATCCCCCACCATAATGCACGGGCTGGGGTGTTTCCCACAGCCCTGTCACCTCGTCCTTCAAGTAACGGAACTCAAAGGAGGCCAAATAATGGCCTTCCATGTGATCCGCACAGAAGACGAGGTTTTGT